AACAACTATTGGAGGAACTGCTTTTAACCTGGATGGTTACAGTGGTGCAGCTAGTCTTATTAAATCAGTTAGTATTGGATCCTCTTTACATGCGTTAAGAACTTTTGCTGTTGGAATCAATACTCTGACAGGAGTAATCAATCTTGGTATGGGAGCAACTGCAACAAAGGGTCTTAGAGATGGTAGATATAAATATGATGTTTTAGTAAGTAGTGGAACCACTGTGTATAGAATTGTAGAAGGAGACGTGATGGTTCGAGCGGGAGTTACATCCTCTGTCTAAATAACATAGGAGGATTCCTAATATGTCTAAACCGTCTAATCGCCAAGGTCTAATCGATTATTGCCTCAGGCAACTTGGTGCTCCTGTATTAGAAATTAATATTGCTGATGAACAGATCGATGATCTGGTTGACGATGCTATTCAATATTTTCAAGAGAGACACTATGATGGTGTCGTACAAACGCCTCTGAAATATCAGATGCGAGCTGATGATATTGCTAGGGGTAAGGCACCGGCCGGTGGATTTTCTGGTATTACAACATCTACTGTATCAGAAACAGTTGGTGCTGCCAGTACATTTAAATACTTAGAGAATAGTAACTATATTCCATTACCCGACTCTATCATTGGAGTCAATAAAATTTATAGGGTCCATGGTTCTCAAACAATGGGATCTGGAATGTTCAATATCAAATATCAATTGATGTTGAACGATCTTTACAATTATAGTTCATTAGAATTATTAACTTACTCTATGGTAAAGAGTAAATTGGAAACTATCGATTTCTTATTAAATCCACTAAAACAAATTCGATACAATATTAGAGAAGGAAAGTTATATCTAGATTGTGATTGGAATGATTTTACAGAGGGTGATTACATCATTATTGATTGTTGGAGAGCTCTTGATCCAAATGATACTAGCAAAGTTTATAATGATAGGTTTATCAAAAAATACTTAACTGCTATCATGAAAAAGCAGTGGGGTATGAATTTGATTAAGTTTCAAGGAGTCAAACTTCCTGGTGGAATTGAACTCAATGGTAGACAAATCTATGACGATGCATTACAAGAGTTGAAGGATATTAACGATCAAATGATGTCTACATACGAAATTCCACCTCTTGATCTCATCGGATAATGGCACTTAATCCATATTTTACTCAGGGAACACGTGGTGAGCAGAGTCTTGTACAAGATCTGATCAATGAGCAACTTCGTACATATGGAGTTGATGTTCATTATATTCCCAGAAAATATCTAACATCAAATACTGTAATTAAAGAAGTAATTCAGTCTAAATTTGATGATGCTTACCCAATTGAAGCATATGTAAAATCGGATTCATATGAGGGTGCTGGTATCCTCATGTCAAAATTTGGTGTGCAACAACAAGATGATGTCACATTAATTATTTCAAGGGAGAGATGGGAAACATATATTCAACCACTAATTCAAAACGAAAAAGATATTAAATTAGCATCCAGACCAAAGGGCGGAGACTTAATCTATTTTCCTCTTGATGATAGATTGTATGAGATTAAGTTTGTAGAATATGCTGACCCTTTCTATCAGTTACAAGATCTCTATACATATGAACTGAGATGTGAAGTCTTCCGTTATGAAGATGAAGTAATTGATACTGGAATTGAAGATATTGATGACAGCATGGCAGATGCTGGATATGCAGAGACACTTACTCTTCTTGGAGTTGGACAGACTGCAACCGCCACAGCGACTTTTGTAAATGGTGGTATAGGATTCATCAATTTAACAAATCAGGGGCAGGGTTATACTTCTACTCCACAAGTTGCTATATCATCTTCACCAGGTATTCAAGCAACTGCTGTTGCTATTACAACGTCAGCAACTGGATTTAGTACAGCATCATCTGTAAAAGAAATCTTACTAACTAATCCAGGTGCTGGATATACAGTTCCACCATCTGTGGTTCTTGTTGGTGGTGGTGGTGCTGGTGCTGCTACAACGGTTGGTATTGCTACAACTGGTGGTGTTGGTATAGTAACTCTAACTAATGGTGGAAATGGATATTCAACTACTCCAACTGTCACGTTTAGTTCTCCCGGAACTGGTGTAACTGCTATTGGTAAAGCAGTAATAAATTCTGATGGAACTGTAACTACTATTCGTATTTCAAATGCTGGTTATGGATACACTGTTTCTCCGATAATTACAATCGGTAATCCTTCACTAGTTGGTAGTGGAGACTACATTTATAACGAAATCGTTACTGGTGGAACAACTGGAACTAAGGCAAGAGTTAAGAAGTGGATCTCTTCTACCGGAGAACTTAGAGTATCCATTGCCAATGGAACATTTACTTCCGGTGAAACAATTACAGGTCAAGATTCTGGTGCTATAAGAACGTTATCAATAGTTAATACAGATGATCTTATCGATGCATATGCAGATAATGACAATATTCAGACAGAAGCTGATGGTATTTTAGACTTTACTCAAAGGAATCCATTCGGAGAAGTCTAAATAACTATAACAATGGACTGTAAAAATGTTTGAATACTTTTACAATGAGGTGTTGAGAAGAACCGTTATTGGGTTCGGCACGCTATTCAATGACATTACCATCAAACATTTTGACAGTGGATCCATTGTAAGTGTTATGAAGGTTCCATTGGCATATGGACCAACACAGAAGTTCTTAGCAAGAATTGAGCAAACACCTCAACTCAATAAACCAACATCCATTACTTTACCAAGGATGTCATTTGAGTTTACTGGTTTGACTTATGATCCCAGTAGAAAAGTTTCTCAAACTCAAACATTCTTATCTAAAAAAGTCGATTCAACTTCGACTATCAAAAAAGCATACATGCCAGTTCCTTATAACATGGCATTTGAGTTGAGCATCATGACNAAGTTNAATGATGATGCTCTTCAAATTATTGAACAAATTTTNCCATATTTNCAACCNNCATATAATNTTACCATNCANATGGTTGGTGANATTAATGAGAAGAGAGATATTCCAATCATTCTAGATTCAGTAAACTTTACTGATGATTATGAAGGTGACTTNTCTNNTAGAAGAGCACTGATNTATACNNTNAGATTTACTGCNAAAACTTATCTGTTCGGTCCTACACCAGATCAGACCACTGGTATTATCAAGAAGGCTACTCTCAATTACATGACGAACATAGATGTGAAGAATCCCAGAAGGGAACTTCGCTACACTGTTACGCCAAGAGCAACCAAAAACTACGTTGGAGATGCATCTGCATACTTAGACGAAGACATCGAATCCACAGAGACTATTCTCACTCTCACTACAACAACACCGTTTAGTGAAGAAACCTATGTAACTATCAATAGTGAAGAACTCTTTATTGAATCTATCACTGGCAATAATCTGAAAGTAAGAAGAGGTCAAGATGGAACAATCGCTGTGGATCATGTTCAAGGTTCTGGTGTTAATATCTTGAATACTGCTGATGATGCTCTCATTGAAATCGGAGATGACTTTGGTTTCAATGAGACAACTTCATTCTATCAAGATTTTAGCACGGACATGTCATGAAGTTTGATAACCTAGAAGATACATTTGATGTTGCAAGCGATATTGTCGAAGCAACAAAAGAGGTTAAGGTAATGAAACCCCCTCTTGATAGAGAAAAGACAGATGTCAAAAAAGATTATGAGTATACGAGAGGTAATCTTTATAGTATAATTGAGAAAGGTCAAGAAGCAATTAATGGTATTCTTGAATTGGCTCAGGAAAGTGAAATGCCAAGAGCATATGAAGTTGCTGGTCAATTAATCAAAAGCGTTTCTGATGCAACTGACAAGTTAATGGACTTGCAAAAGAAATTGAAAGATGTTGAGGAGGACACACAAAAAGGTCCTACCAATGTCACCAATGCTCTTTTTGTTGGGTCAACTGCTGATTTAACTAAGATGCTAAAAGATGCCCAAAAGTCCCAAAATAAATAGGTAAAAAAGTTGTGACCGAAATGCCCGAAGAGCATATTAACGAGTTACCATCCATTGAGGATGTCGTAGGGCAGGGTGAACTTCCTTCTGTTGAAGATTTTATTGAGGTAGAAGAATTAGAAGAAGAAACACAGATAATTGATGATGCTGATGGAAATGCAAGTATTGAAGTAACTGACCTTGTTCAGGCACCAGAATGGGGAGAACTTCTCCGTCTGATCAATGATGTTAAAGAAAGTATTCCAGAAGTTCCAGAAATTAAATCATATGATAAAGAATTAGAAGCACTCTGTGAAGTTATTGATGATGTAAGAGAATCCATCCCTGTTGTTCCAGAAGTAAGATATTACGAAGAAGAACTAGAAGCAATTAAGGAGACGGTTCAATCTGTAAAAGAATCTATTCCAACTCTTCCTGTATGGATTGAAAAGGTATCAGAGGTTCCAGATTTTACTTGGGTAGGACAAACTTTTAATACTGTTGACGAAAGATTTAATTCAATAAAAGATTGTGTACAAACTTTATCAGATCAGGTTGAAATAGAATTAAATAGGATTCAAGATGAGAAAGATACTTCTGCTTTTGAATCAAAAACAGATTTTAAAAACGTACATAATAGGGTAGATTCTCTCAAAGAACAAATTTATGGTCAGTTAAAGGAACAGTCTGACATTGTTTGGAAACTCCAAAAGAAACTTAAAGAAAATCAAAAAGAGTTTGAGATTTCATTCTCAGATCAAGTAGATAATAAAGTAGATCATTTACAAGAAGTTACTGAGGAAACTGTAAAACGTATTCAGACTTCATTGAATGAAAAGTTTGAGTTTGTTGGAAATAAATTAGATAAAGAAGTAGAATCATTAAAAACAAAACTTAGTGGTTTACCCAAACCAAAATATTACGAAGAAGAACTCAAAAAAATCAAAAAGGAACTCAAAAACTTTGAGAGCCTGAGAGAGATTGTTGAGCAAATTCAAGTAAGACAAGAAAAGGTAGAGGACTTACAGGAAAATTATCTTCTTACTGAACCTCCGGATGAAGCAGAGAATATTGGTTCTGGACAAGATCCACTTACCCCATTAGATCAAAAGTTTGCAACTCTAAGTGATCTTGCATCTCATTATAGAATTTTTATCAATAGAATCCAAACCCAGATGTCCACAATGGGCGGCGGCGGCGCAGGATTTATTAAAGATCTTGATGATGTTGATATCACTGGTCTCGACGATGAATATATTTTACAATATGATTCTGCAAGTTCAAAGTGGTTGACAGTTCCTAACAGTGGAACTGGTGTTGGTGGAACTTGGTTCTCCAATAATGTAGGTGTATCAACAACAAGAATTGTTGGTATCAATACTACTCAGGCAAAGGCAGGAACATCATTATTTGTTGTTGGTGATATTGAAGCAACTGGTAATGTTAATGTTGGAGGAACAATCACATATGATGATGTCAAGCATGTAGATTCTCTTGGCATCGGTACGTTTAGAAGCGGTTTAATTGTTAACACAGGCACTGCTACAACGGCTCTTCTTGTTAATGGTGATGCAAGAGTCACAGGCATTCTTACGATTGGTCAAGGATCAATTACCTTAGATCCAACTGCTAAAAAAATTGAAGGTATTGATGAAATAATTATTGGTACAGGAACCACTGTTAGAATACATCAAAATGCCTCAGGAGAAATTGCTTTTAGTGATAGTCAAGGAAGAGAAGCATCTGTTGGTATTGGTACAACAGTTTCTATTAATACTACTGGTATTATTACTGCTGCTACTTTAAAAGCTTCTACTGCATTCTATCCACCTCTATATACAACAACTGCTAGGGATGCTGGATCTTTCTCACAAGGTGCTATCATCTTTAATACAACATCATTAAAACTCGAATTTTATGATGGGACTTCTTGGCAGTCACTACCTGGTATGACTATTGGTCTTAGTGTGGCACTTGATGGATGATAAATAATAACGAGTAATTACTCTCTTGAATGAAAAAGAACGGTCGCTGTCCTGAGGGACAATACTATTGCTACACTGATAAAAAGTGTAAACCTATCCCCAAAGGATTTAAAATAGTTGGCCGGTCTGGTATGCTAGGTAAAGAAAATGGACATAGTGTAGATGATGAGACTAAGAATGGGAATGGAAATGGGAATGGGGGCTCTAATGGTGGGGTTAGCGAAGGTTCCCTCAACAAGTGGTTCAAAGGATCCAAGTCAAAGGATGGTAAGGGTGGTTGGGTCAACGTTGTCACAGGTGGGACTTGCGCCAGTGATAAACCAGGAGAGGGGACACCTAAATGTGTCTCATCATCAAAACGAGCGAGCATGAGCAAGTCCGAAAGACTTTCTGCATCTCGTCGCAAAAAGAAAGCAGATCCAGGACAACAATCAAAATCTAGTGCTGCCAAACCAACTTACGTTTCTACTGATAAAAAGAAAATGAAAGAAGAAGTATTTTCAGAAGCAGATAAGAAAGGTAAGGGTAGTGGGACAAAAGATGCCTGCTATCATAAAGTAAAATCTCGTTACTCTGTATGGCCTTCTGCATACGCTTCTGGTGCCCTTGTAAAGTGCCGTAAGAAGGGTGCTGCTAATTGGGGTAATAGCACTAAGAAAGAAGGATTCTCACCTTCTCAAATTGCTGCTCTTGAAGCAAATGGTTTTGTTGAGACAAACAAACTTGGTGAAGCATGTTGGAAAGGATATGAGAAAAAAGGTATGAAGACTATGTTTGGAAAAAGATATCCAAACTGTGTCAAGAAGACGAAGAAAGAAGAATTTGAAGTACAAGAAGCAGCTACCATTCCTCGTCAGAATGGTCAAGTCATGAGAATCTTCCTCACCTTCCGAGGTAAGTTCTATATGACTCAATTGTTCTTCCCATCGCTGAGAGTTCCTAGTAAAGCAGAGATTACAGACGCTGTTCAAAAGGTATACCCGGATGCTCGCGTTACTAAGTATTCTCCATCCAGTCCTGATCCAACTCAACCATTGATCAGAGTTGCTGAGGAGCAGAACGATGGAAAGAATGATTCGCTAGATCGTAGAGATCAAATGATTCAGCGTAAACAACTTGTTCTCAATCGTCAGAAACTTCAACTTCAACAAAAAGCATTGAAGTCAAATAAAAAGACTGACATGAACGTTCAGACAGAAGCAAAGAGTGCTGCATGGCAACGTAAAGCGGGTAAGAACAAAGAAGGCGGTCTCAATGAAAAGGGTCGTAAGTCTTATGAGCGAGAGAATCCTGGTTCTGATTTAAAAGCACCTCAACCTGAGGGTGGTCCTAGAAAAAGATCTTTCTGTGCCCGCATGGGTGGAATGAAGGGACCAATGAAGGATGAGAAGGGTCGTCCAACCCGTAAAGCACTTGCATTGAGAAAGTGGAAATGCTGATATTGTATCATTTTGATACCAATTGATACCAACATATAAATAAATAGGAATTATACTAAATTTTCATAGTTCATATGGACACGAAATCCTGCCCCAAATGTGGGGCAACATGGGTAGATGGTCAACACTATTGGTTCACTGGTAAAATTGGCAGCGAAGTTGATTTAGCTGGATTGGTGTGCAATAATCTTGGCGATGAAACATGCGTCAATCCAATGGTCGGATCAGAAATCGGAGACACTTGGGAAAAACGATTAGTTAGTTTGAGAAAGTATGGAAAGGATGACTCCTCAGGAGAGATTGAAGATCTGTGAATCCTGTGAATATTTAAAGGGTAAATATAAGAGGTGCGCTATTTGCAATTGTTTTATGGAAATTAAAACAAAATTTCCATTTGCAAGGTGCCCACATAATCCCCCTAAGTGGACTTGACATGGATAATGGAATCTATCTTGGTAATCCCAATCTAAAAAAAGCAAATACTCAGATTGAGTATACTGAGAATCAAGTCCAGGAGATGATCAAGTGTCAGGCTGATCCTGTCTACTTTGCAAAAAAATATGTAAAGATCGTCAACGTTGATGAGGGTCTTGTTCCTTTTGAGATGTGGCCATTTCAAGAGAAACTAATCAATCGATTTCATGAGAA